ACAAGCACACCCATCCTCTGGTGTGTAGCCTTCGCATACGTTTTGTGGGCATATTGCTATAGTGCCATTTTTAATTACTGCATCTGGAAACATCTTCAAAAACTCACTCTGGCGGGTCTTGACGGGGTGGTCTTTTGCCCATTGCTCGACTTTTGAAACTGTTTCTTCAATGTTTTTAACTGAATTATCATCGAACCCAACCATGCAACGTCCTTCTTTCCCAACAGGGCATACATTGCAGCCTTGACTTTTACATAATCTGTTTACCGTCTTGAAAAATTCAACTATATCCATAGTCTCACTCCTTACCAATCTGCGTTTATAACTACAAAATCTCCGTTTTCTATGGCGCGATCTACAAGCGCCACAATGCTTTCCCAGTTGTATAGTTCGTGTGCTTTGGCAAACGCAGCAAGCTGTTTCGCATGTTCAGCGGTTAGTGTCATGTCTTTTCCGTAAAAATCGCGTTCTGGCTCTTTCTCTCGTATTTCATAGGGCACATAATAGCCGATTTTTTCGAGATACTCTTCCCAGACACGGCCACAAGAATCTACCTAGTCGCGGATTGTATCTCTGATTGGCTTGCCGCAGTGCGGGCATTTTTCCGTATGGCAGCGGCAGACTGTAATATCAAGTCCCATTGCGATTACTCCTCATCCATAAGCTCATAGTAAATTTTAGGCTTTGTTTCACACATGTTTTTCACCTTCTTTTCATTGCGGCCTTTTGCGATTCTTTCAGCAGATTTTCACATTCCGGGTTCTTGAAAACCTCCCATCGCAATGAGTGAATGTCCCGCTTCTCTTTCGTAAGACCGGTTTGAGCAATCGGCTTCTGCAAAAGCCTGGAACAGATATACTCTTTGCAAATCAAAGGCCGCACAGAGTAAACATCACACTGTTTTGTGTGCTCATTGCGGAATGGGCAGCTTAAATCCGGCCCGCCCTTTGTTTCCAAAAAAGAGCGCTTATTTTCCTGCAAGTGGTGCTTTCTGGCATAATCTCGCAGCCGTTTAATTTCGCCTTTCGTGAGCGGGAGAAGATCAGCGCAGCATTCTCCGCACCCGCTGCAATGGCCGTCAATGCAGTTATTAGAACAAATACCGCTTGCATTCAGCAGCGCGGATGCTTTACCAGCCAACTTATTGAACAAAGTCATTCGGCCTTCCTTCCCATTCATCGCATCCGTCATCCCAAAAGTCGGCGCAATGCGGGCTGTCGGCGTTGTAGCACACACCATTGAACGGTTCATTCCATCGGCAAGTGTTGCAACATTTATCCATGCTTTCAGGCGTTTCAAAGCTCATAATTGTTCCCCCGTTTCAGCCACATCAACCCCGATGTTTTGCAGCGTAACCTGCGCCCATGTGTCGGCCAGCTGGTCAACGCGGTAGCTGCAATACTTTTCCGTGACGGGGCCGCTCATGGCATTCTGGATTTTAACCAGCGTGGACGGCTTCAGTCCCACCTGGTAGCAGGCCAGCAGGCATAAATACAGTGATCTCAAAGCAATATCCTGCCGTTCTTTCATCACTTCCTCATGCACCCTTGCGATTGATTCAGCTTCAAGCTTTGCAATATAAGCTTCCGCTTCTTTCTTGTAACAAGCCGGAAGCTGTATTTTGGCTTTCATGTTATCTCCTCCTGTGGCCCGGCAGGCCGTGATTCCTCACATCCCGCCGGATTTTGTCTCCCCTGAGCACATCCGCTTCGTTCAGCGCTTGCGCCTGCGTGCGCTGCTTGCTGATGTCATCCATCTTGGCGCGGTATGCCAGATACTTTCCACAAGTGCTGTGACATAGCGTGTGGCGTTCCGGGCAGTTCTCACATGGGGCGGATAGTGTTCCTGTCATTTTTTATCTCCGTTCCTGATGTAATTTCCCCATTGTTCAGCCATTGCTTCAGCGATGCCAGGAAAAGTTTTGCTTCTGACTTTTCCAGAACGGCTGATAGTATCTTCCCACGTCCGCGCCTTTCCGCTCGGTAGCTTGCCAAACAATACTGCGTTGTCAGGCTTTGGAAGCCCTGTTCCATGTAGCACCGGAAGATTAACCAGCCAAAGCGATGTTGCTTTTGTAACGTAATTTTCTGTATCTTCTGTAGATTTTGCGAACATATATGGGTGAATCGTTTGGTCTGGTTTTCGATACGCCGTGTTCATAAATCCTATGGGATTTTCGATCGCTATTCGCTCCGCGTTTGCTGCGAAAAATCGCATAAAAAATACCGCGCCTTTTGCCCTCTCAACCCACCGTGCAACCACCTTTTCTGGTGCTGTGCACCGCAAAGAAAAACTACGCGTTGCAACATTGCTAAGATATGTGCAAGGCGGGTGAGCGATCAGCAAATCCCATTTTCCTATTTCGTGCGTTTTGCCGTCCATTGTTACGACTTGCCCCCCCTCAATAGCTTTAAGGGCATCGCCCAAGATGTGCCATTCCGGGTGTCCGCCGGACGGTTCCTGAATATCGCAGCTGTATGCTTCAAATCCTCTGGCACGGAATGCCTTGCAAACGGTCTGCGATTCTTCACAGGCAACAAGAACTTTGTATGTCATTTCACTCACTTTCCATGTTTCCACCTTTCCATGCTTCCATACAGTTTACAAATGATTGCTTTTCTAATTCCTCTTTCCCATAGTTGGGTGTTTCAGGCACGTTTATAACGCGTTTTACGCGCGGTTTGCTCACGGTGATACTTTTCTTGGGCAGCTCGTATTCGACTGCGCTATCCGGGTATTTGCGCACGAATTTCACCAAACTTGGGTATTCCTGCGCCATAGCCAAAAGTTTACGTGATAGTTTCCGGTTCATCGTGTACACGTTGGCGGTTTTCTCTGCATCGTTGTATGTACTAATCGTTTCTCTTTCAGATAGTGGAACAACCTTCTTTTTCGTTTCCGGCATTTATTATTCCTCCAATTCCTCAATCGTTATTTCAGTTCGCGGATTGTCTTTGTCGTACTTCACCCGGCTTCCGTCAACCGATTCGATAATCGTGTAATTATCATCCGCAAGGATTCTGCCTTTCACAAGCAGGTCATGGGCAGCTTCCAAGCAGTTCGATACGTCACATTTTCTTCTGGTTTTCATGTAGAACACTGTCACAACGCGACAGCGCCCCGCCAGCGGGGTTTTCGGCTTTGGGGTAAGAAAGTATATGGCTTGCTCTTCGTAGCGCTTATAGGCGCTGCTAGGGGCTATGAACGGCATTCCCGTTTTTCGATTCACCAAAATGCGTTGTGAGTTCTTTTTCGTGACCGGCGGCAGCGGGATGGTGTACTTGTAGATCACATGCCTTCCTCCCGTGCCTTTGCCCGGAATTCCGCTGCTTTCAGCTTCCATTGTGCTGCGTCATAAGCGCACTTCATCAACTTCTCGCCGTATTTTTCCATTTCCCGGTCAAGTTCAATCGTTTTTTCTGTGCAAGTCTGTGCAAGCTGCATGTACATTTCTCGGTTAGTCAATGTTTGTCACCTCACAAAATAGATGGAACGGCTTCACCCACGCAAAATCAAGCTGTCCGCAAGCGCCGTGCCTGTTCTTGACGATCTCAATCACGGTATCGCTTTCGCTTGGCGGGTTTTCTTCCCGCTGTTCTCGCAATTTGGTGTAGTGTTCCGGGTTAATGGCAAGAATCATGTCTGCATCGTGTTCAATGGTGGCGGAGCCGAACATGTCGGACATCTTGATAAGTCCCGTGTCGGCGGCTCTCGCGGCCTGTACAAGCTCAATGATGCAGATATGATATTTCATTGCCAGCTGCTTTAATCCCCGTGTAAGGGCCGCTAATTCGTCATTGCGCTTTTCTTTGGCGTTCGGTGGTGCCACAAGTCCCAGATGGTCAATGACAACCACTTCCGGTTTTCGCTCCTTGATGGTCAGTTCAACGTCTGCAAGGCTTGTCAGGCTGGAATCATCCAGAATCAGCTTGTACCGCCTTTTCAGAATTTCTGCATCCTCTGCAATCTTGCTTTCTTCATCTTCGGTCAGCGCATGATTTGTGATGCGGATGCTGTCAATCTGTTCCCATCGGGAAAAGATTGCTGTGTAAAGCTGTTCCCGGCTCATTTCCATTGACTGGTACAGCGTCAGGCAGCTTTGCGATATCTGCGCCGCCATTTGCAGGGCCAGTGTTGATTTGCCTTTGCCGGGCCGGGCAGCAATCACTGTTACGCCGCTTCGTACAAGTCCGCCGGTCAGCTTATCCAGCGTTCCAAAACCCGTTTGAATGTTGTCATTCGGTTTTTTCAGCCATTGCAGGAAGTCCTCTATGCCATCAGCAAAGTCCTTTGCGCTGCGCTGGCGCTGGTGCTCCATGATGTGCTGCTGCTTTTTCATCATGGCGGCAACCGCGCCGAACATTTCATCCGCGTCTGCATCCGATGCCACAAGTTCGCCCATCTTTGCAATCATCAGCCGCTTCCGGTATCCATCCAGGACACAGTTGATGTAGGTGTTAAACCCGCTCACCGATGGAACTGTCTGGGCGCATTCGTAAGCAATCGCCTTGATGTTTTCTTTGCAGCGTGATATTATCGATACTGCATCCGCCCGTTCCCCTCTGCGATCAAGCTCCTTGCAAAGCAGGAAGATATCACCCAGGTCTTTGATGCTGAACATCTGCGCTGTAAGGCTTTTGAACGCTTCGCTTTGCCGGTCAGGCTCTATCAGCATGATGCCAATAACAGCTTTTTCCGCAACAGCTGTATTCATTTGCCTGCCTCCTTCCACCCAATGAGCTTTGGAACAACTCCGTTAATCAGTTCCTCACGTGTATATTCCCGGTCATAGATGGGAATCAGGTCTTCAGACTTGCGGGGTTCAGCAGGTGGCTGTGCCGTTTCGTCTTCCCAGCGTTTTTGATTCAGCCAGGTAGCAGGATACGGGATATACTTGCCGCTATCTTTCTGCCACTGTTCTGTGGTCTTGAGATACTCAAGGCTTTTCAGGATTGCGGACAAGGTAGATTCGTCAGTAACAAGCTTTTCAAATTTCTTGCGTGCATCTGCCTTGCCTGTCTTCTTGGGATAGGCTGACCAGAAGGTGTCAAATCGAGGAGAAATCGCGTCAACCCCTTGGGGGGTATAGGGGGTATTCTTAACTTCTTTATTATTCTTTATATAAGGGTCTGTGTTAGCACTGTGTTGGTTCTGTGTTACCTGTTTGTTAGATTCTGTGTTAGTGCATTGGTAATCACCGTAATTATTCACCGTAAACACGCTAAATTTTCCGTGTTCGCACTGTGTTATTTCTTGTGTTGATTTTAGATGGCATAAAGCAGTGCGCACAGATTGAACAGATATGCCGGTATCTGTTGAAATTTGGCGGATAGATGTAACTGTCTGTCCGGTTTCCAGGTGAACCCCCTTGTAATAACAGGGTTCATAGCAGGCCAGAAATAGCAGATGCAGGAACACACATTTTGTTGGAGTGTCTGTGTACCACCCCCATTTCATCATGCGGCGGTACAGCTTGATGTACCCTTCGTTTGCCATTTTTCAAAGCTCCTGTGCTTGTACCATATCGTCCGTCCACTGCGTCCCATGTACAAAACTCAATCTCATCACCTGCCTTTCGCTCAAAAATTAAAAGGGAGATCACCGTCATCTTCAATCGGTTCGTACTCATTGTTTGCCACCACATGCGCAGAAACGGCCCTATTAGCCACGTTCTGACTTTGGGCGGGTTCTTTACTGCCTGCGAATGAAACGTTGCTTACAACCACCTCTACGGCGTTCCTGTTGCTGCCGCTCTTGTCCTGGTAGTTCCGGCTCTGCAAACGGCCCTCAACGGCGATCAAACTGCCTTTCTGGAAATAGCGGCAGATGAATTCTGCGCTCTTGTCCCAGGCAACGATGTCAAAAAAATCTACCTGATTCTGGCCGTTGGCATCTTTGCGTCCCCGGTCTACCGCAACGCGGAACGATGCAACATTTTTACCTGTTGTAGTCTGGCGCAGCTGAGGGTCAGCAACCAGTCTTCCCATAAGTGCAACTACATTCAACATGTCTTTAATCCTCCAAATAATTCTTTCCAAACCGCTGGGCAAACTCTTCCTTTGTCCAGCTGTAATCCATCATTGCCATGCGCTGTGCGGTCTTTTTAAGTTCAAGCCGCATCATGGCATCTACATCCAGCCCATCCATTTTAGGCCAGCGCTGTTTTTCGCCGTGAATCCACCTGTGACAATCAGGGCAAACCAGAATCCACAGGCCAAGTGCTTTGCTTTTTGCCCGGTTCTGGCCGTAAAGCACTTCATGCCGTACCAGATCATGGCCGTTCATGCAGTAGTAACACTGTGGGTGGCCGGACATGTCTTTCCAGTTTAGCATGATGGACGGTGCATAGCCGTTGGAATCAAGCGCAACGCCGAATTCGTTTTTCATTCGCCGGTCAGTCCTTTCAGCTTTGCAATTTCGTCCGGTGTCATTGTGGGGATTCCCTGCTGCTGGCACTCCTGCACAATCAGTTCCAACAGGCGGTGCATCTGCTTGCTGTCGTATACGCTGGAACCGTACCAGCATTGCAGAGTACAGAACGTTCCGTTTGGGGTGGGCATCGTATCCAGCAAAATAACTTGCCAGCCCTGGCCCTGGCTTTCCCAGCCGCGCTTAAACGTTTCGGCTGCTTCTTGCTTGATAGTGACGATATCGCTTGCACCTGCAACATCCCGCACAAGATCGCGGTAAATCTCAACAGCAGGCTTTTTAAGCTTTTCTGCAAGCTGATTAAGCAATGTCCACGCATAAGCGTTTGATGTCAGGCTGCGCTTTTTCCGTACCTCGCCAAAAACACCTGCAAACAGCTTGCCGGGGCCGGATTTGACTTCGTTCGCAAAGTTCTGCGCTTCTTCCATGTCCGGCTTGCTTTTAAGACGAAGCATCAGAATCTCACCCATCAAGGTAGCATCCGCGATGTTGATTGTATGGCTCATTTGCTCCACTCCTGAATCTGTGCAATCAGCGCATTGCAGCCGTCCAACGTTTTCATTGTCCCGCCGGGAACGGCTTTCAAAGCGTCTAGGACTTCATTTCGTGTATGTTTTGATTTGGCGCAATACTCGGTAATTGCAGCTGTTAGTGTAGCGCGGGCTTTGACATATTCGCTTGCTTCGGCCTCGCTGGACTGAATATCGCCTTTGGTTGGCTGTTCTGGTGCTACGTTTGCGCTCGTCTGCTTGTGGTATTCATCACTGTCAGGGTCTTTTGTGTCATCAATGCAAAACAGGCCATTCAACGCATATTTTCTGGCATAGCTGGATGCTGTACCGGTAATCTGTGCGCCGTCCATACCTTTTTTGGTTTCATCCTCGCGGGCAAAAGCTGTGGTACTGGTTGAGTTTCCCTCTTTGTCCGTTACTGTGGCAATGGCCTTGATGTAATAGCGGCTTCCGATAAGTACAATATCGTCCATAACGGTCAGCGTGCAGCCATATTTTGCACAGAGAGGTTTTGCCGCTTCAAGAATGCTTTCCGCGTTCCGGTATTTATACTTTCCGAAAGAATTGTAAAGGTTCTTGGGTGCTTTCAATTCAGATTGAATCTTAGAAAGTGATTCAAACACGCTCATGCCTTTTCCTCCTTTTTCACAGTCCCGTTCACAGTCAACTTTTCAGCCTCTCTGGTGAACGTGATATTCAGTGTTCCGCACGTTTCAATGCCGAGATTTTCTTCCTTTTTCAGGCTTTTCATCATCTCGTAGATTAGTTTTTCAATGCCATAGGTTTGCCCATCAACACAGATGGTTGTAAAGTTTTCCGAGCAGTAAAGGCTTCCTGTGGCTTCAATGCTATAGTTCTTCAGTTCCATCGTTATCCTCCCTTACCGTGCTATCAATGCACGTTTCGCCCCAAATGCAATCCTCGCACATAATGGGGTGGCCGTATTCGTCCGCTGCGCCGCAGCCGGGGAAATCAAGATCGATCATTGTTTGCTTTCTCCAATTCATCCAGTCGTTTTGCTATGCCGCTCATTGCAGCGCGGTAGGCGGTGCAAATCTGGTCGTATTTCCATTGTTCGCTGTTGTTCGTATCCAGGATTGCGATTTGGACAGTTTCAAAAAACACCTGGTATTTTTGCGGGTCATTGCATTCAAATGCCATCTCAATCTCAAAAGGGTTCATGCCAATACCTCTCGCAGCGTAATAGCGGCCAAGCCGCCCAGCAGGCAGGCAATAAGCCCGGCCAAAGATGCGACCCCGCCGCCCTCTGCAAGGCCAGCAGCGGCGCAAATGGTGCCGATTGCACA